TTACGTTGTCGGCGCATGGGACGCAACCCATGAAATCAGCGACAAGTTCACCGCCGCCGTTGCGACGACTACGATGAACCTCGTTATTGTCTGATGGATTTAACCAAATCCTTCTTGCCGGATTCTGTTATGGTTTCCGGCAAGCATTACAAAATACATACCGGCCATTCCTACTGGTTTAGGTTCGCGCAGATACTCGGGCAGGATGTAAAACTCTTGTCCGAGTTTGCGCATTTATACGTCGATGACATACCGGAAGATCAACAGTCCGGAGTTGACGCACTATACGGTTTCTATTACGAGGCGAAAGAACTGCCTAGATCGGAAGGCGACTCAGGAGAACGTGTCCTTGATTACGAGATAGACGCAGACTTTATCTATTCCGCGATTCTCCAATGTTATGGGATTGACCTTTACGAGAAACAAGTCCACTGGCACAAAGTCAGGGCAATGATTGCGGGAATATCAGGAACGCGCCTTAATGACGTGATGGGTTATCGGTGCGCGAGTCCGAGAAAGAATACAGAGATTGCGCGACTTAAAAGAATATGGGCGCTACCTGAAAAGATGACGCAAGAAGATAAGGCGGCGCTCGAACGGTTTAACGCGCAGTTTGATTAAGGGGATATTATGAGCGACGGCTACATAAAGATTGACACGAAGATTGACGAAACAGGCATAGACAAGGGCGTTGCCAGCGTAGACAAGAAGCTCAAGGGAACTGAAAAAACAACCGCGAGTACCGGAAAGTCATTCGCCGCGCTCGGGCTGAAAGTGGCCGCCGTCGCTGGCGCGCTCAAAGTTGCCGCCGATGTGGTCGGAGACTTAACCGACGCATACAAAACACAGATCAAGGCAGAGACACAGCTCGAAAGTGCCGCGAAGAATAATCCATATCTCGACTCTGCTTCCGTTAATACGCTCAAAGATTATGCCTCAGAGATTCAATCATATACCACTTATGGGGACGAAGAGCTTTTACCAATGATGGCTAAGCTCGCCGCGGCTGGGCGCACGCAAGATGAGATCATGAAGATCATGAGCGCCGCGACTGACATGGCCGCATCCGGCGCGTTCTCTCTCGACGGTGCGGTAAACAATCTCAACAAATCTTATGGCGGTTTGTCCGGAGAGCTGGGAGAGTCCATACCGGAAATCAAAAACCTTTCAGCCGAACAACTCAAGAACGGTGCCGCCGTCGATCTTCTTGCGGGACGATACAAAGGAATAGCTGCACAAGTATCTGAGACAACCGGAACCGCCGAACAGCTTGGAAATGCAATGGGCGATCTCAAGGAAGAGCTTGGCGCGCCATTCGAAAAAGGGCTGATACCTGTACGGAAGTTCTTCACTGAATTGGTATCAGGGTGGGCTAACTCACTGCGTGCTAAACGAGAATACAATACGGCAACGGATGCGAATGCTGCCATTGAAACACGAACCGCTTCAACACTCGAAACGCAACTTAAAACAGAAAAAGAAAAACTAGCCGCGTTAAATAAACAACACGTTATATCAAAAGACATTCTCAAGTTAAGCGACGACGAGCTAGCTAAACGATACGGATCAAGGGAACAGGTTAATCGCCTCCTCGCGGAAGAAGCCATTGAGATAAAAGATCAACAAGACCTTGTAAAGCTATTGTCGCAAGAGGCAAACGCGGCGAAACAGAAAGAGCGCGATGTAAAATCTGCAGGCGCGGCGCTTGCAGATCAGGTAGCGAAACAGAAGGCTATATCAGATTACGTCGCCGCAAACACCGAAGCAAGAAAAAAGGCACTCGAACAGCTTGAAGCGCAGGCGACAGCGGAAGGTAGGTCGGTAACAGCCGAGGAAAGACTGGGTGTTTATGCTCAGTCTTATGTGTCGCTCGTCGCTGAATCGAACGGGCTTATCACTTCGCAAAGCAAGGTTGCAACTGATCTCCTTAAAACCACCAGAGACATCTCTCAGGAAGTTGAAGATCAAAACGCCCTACGTGAAGAGTCCGAGGCGCTCGAAGGATCGATCAAGGAAATCCTTGACAGCGTATCAGCGATCGATACCAGAAAAGAGTCCGAGAAAATGGCCGGCCAAATTATATTGCTCGACGATTACTACAGCCAGGTGCAAGAAAGCGCGACGATCAGCGCGGAAGAAAAGGCCGCGATAGAAGAGGAATATCTCGCAAAACGGAAACTTCTACTTGAGAATGAAAAGCAGGCGGTAAAGCAGGAAGCGGAAGACGAAGCGAAGTTACGTCAAGAAAAGACTGAGGAAATCCTAACCATCGCCAACAACTTCGCATCTCAGTACGCGTCGATCATGTCGTCAATATCAAGCATGATAACAAAACAAATCGAGGACGAGGCGAAAATAAAAACCGCCGCACTCGAAGAGCAATATGCTAACGGAGAACTGAGCGCCGAGGAATATGAGGCGAAGCTAACGGAAGTAAAGAAGCAGGCAGCAGAGGAACAATACAAAGTTGATATGTGGATGTGGAGCAGTAACATCCTAACAGCAATCGCTAATACCGCGCTCGGTGTATCGCAAGCACTGGCCTCTAATGGCGTGATGGGTATCGCGTTAGGTGCGCTCGTAGGAGTAGCCGGAGCGGCTCAGCTTGCGACGATCATCGCGAATAAGCCGATACCGCCTTCATTTTCAACAGGTGGCGTTATGGGTGGAACCTCATATACTGGCGATAAAAATCTAGCGCTTATGAACTCGAAAGAGCGCGTATTAACAGCACAACAAAACGCAGCATTCGAGAGATTAGCGTATGGTGGAAGCGGAACAGGCAACGGCGATATAAAGATTTATAACTCTGCGTCAAACGACGTAAAGGCAACTCCTCAGATTACGGAAGATGGAATAAAAATAATGATTGAAAAGACGGTAAGTTCACAAATGGCTGACGGAAGGTTTAATAAATCATACCGGCAGATGCAGAATAATCTGCGCGGAACGCGATACACTAACTAACGGGGGACAGCATGGCGGTTTCATGGCCTTCGGGCGTTAATACAAATGCATACGGAATGGATATAGGCGGCGGCGATAATGTTACCTCCGTTGAGTTTGAAAGCGGGAAAGCAAGAACATATTTGAAAAACTCGGCACCGAAGCGAGTGTTTTCTTTTATCATCGAAATGGAAGACGTAGGCGCGGCAAGCGAATACAAGGTGTTTCTTTCATGGTGGAACAATACGCTTTTATCGGGAGCGCTTTCTTTTTACTTCCCGGATCTGATTACTCATACCGGACTGAAAGAATACAGGATGACTGATACCTATTCCGCGGTCGGGCAGAAACACAAAGAAGTCAAATTATCAGCGGAGGAAATGTGAACGCCAACTTCGCTAAAATGTGCCGGAGGACGGGCGGGTACTCTCTCCCGTGGCTCATTAAGATATTCGACAAGAACAACACGGAAGCACTCTACTTTATCAATGACACACAAGACCGCGTGTATGAGACGATAACCTATAAGGCATCGTCTTTCTCATTTACTCCGGGTAAAGACGAAAGCGGATTCGGAGGCGGCGATCAACTCGAAATAGCCGTGTCTGAAATGGACGCCGAACAAAACAAGATCATCGATATGATCGAAACCTATCGCGTTGTCTGCCTGGACGTAATCGGTTGCGTTCTTGAAGATGGCACAATCACAGAGGTTAAAACATTCTCAAATAGTTACGGCGTTGTTGAGTGGGATGGGAAGAAAGCTAAGTTTAGTTTCGAGCGTGACGACCGACTTGACATGACATTCCCCGCTCTTGTCTTTTCGCACTATAACAATCGAGGCAATTCATGATCTATGAAGATCTTCTAAGCGTTCCATTCAAAGCAAAAGGGCGCGACCATAGCGGGATGGATTGTTATGGCCTCGTGATAGAATGCTGTAGAAGGTGTGGACTTGATTTACATGACGTTGTTTACGCGACGGAAAAAGTTGATAAAGAAAAACTTTCTTGCTACGTACAGTCGCTTAATGTTAAAGAGATAGATGAACCGAAAAAGCACGCAATTGTACAATGTGAATATAAAGGGCGCCTGCATATTGGATTCATGATTGATAAAAATATCTGTTTACATGAAACGTACGAAGGCGTTAGACTGATCCCGGTAACGATGCTACAAAACAGAAAATACTTCGAGGTTAACAAATGAAAGCAATACTGTTCAAAGAGATATCCGACGCAAGCGCGATCATTGAAATCATCGAAGGATATCCGCTTTATGAAAGTTTCAAAGATATAGACCTAACTGATAAAATAGCGATCGTTAACGGTGAGGAAAAACCGTTTGACTATATTACAAAAGAAGGCGATGTAGTAATCATCAGGACTGTTCCCGGAGCGTTCACTACGGTTGTTGCCGTTATAAGCATCGTCATTGCGGCCGTATCGTTAGGCGTAGCTATTTACTCTGGCATAAAGGCATACGAAGCACGAAGACAAGCAGAGGAACTTAGCGAGAAACTTAAAAACTTAAATGATGATATTTCAAACGTCCCATACCTTAAAGGCGCAAGCAACGCAATCGCTACCGGGAAGTCACAGCCGTATATAATAGGATCACATCTTTTTACTCCATACAAACTGATATCCGGGTATAATGTCTTGTCTGGGGCGAGTGGTGGCGATCAGTATTATTATGTTGTGCTTCAGGGCGGCTTTAACAAACAGGTTATACGAAGTGTATTCTGTGACGATGTTAAAATAAAAACATGGGATGCAGGATTAACGACTCCGCAGGAAGGTGTATCAACCCTTGATACCGATTCGATATTTTATGACGCAGATAGTTTGATTGAAATTGCGCAAGATGGTGGCATGTTTTCGCATTATGAATTCAATAGAAAGATTGTAACCGAATCTCCCGGTGACGAGCTTAAAAAATCAGATGCCGAGGATTACGAGAATTTAATATATACGCTAGAAGAGAATACAAGAAGCGCTGATATCTGTATTATGTTCTATGGATTACGCGCTTACGACGATAGCGGAAATAAGATATCAAGGACTGTTTCTGTTGTACCCGCTTATTCGCTCAATAGCGGTGTGTCATGGATTCCATTCTTCTTTACGCAAAACGGCGTGCAAGATAATGATTTTACTTATAATGTTTCAACTCAAATTAGATTCAATGCACATATTGATTTTACTTACGCACAAGTAAAAGACTTGACCGCACCTGTTATGATAAAGATCATATGCACGACACCCGCCGCTACTGGTATGGTTAACGATCAATGCTATGTCCAGTGGATACAATCGTATATTTACAACGCTATCGATTCGGCGACTGCAAATGCGTTCGTTGACGAAAGACCTCTAGAAGCTAACGAAGCCGCGCTCTCGACTATGATCGGCATAAAGTTAAAGGCAACTTTAAGTAACGAAGACAAGCTTGACAAAATAAACGTTAGGACAGCGGGAGTAGCGCGAACGTGGAACGGGACTGTATGGTCGACCGCGAAGGTGCCGACAAGCAATCCGGCAGCATGGCTACTCGAAGTGCTCACATCTCCGACTCACCTCGCTTCTCAGTGTGATGATTCCGAAATCGATCTTGATTCATTCGGCGAGCTTTACGAATATTGTGAAACGAATGCGTTTCACTGCAACACGGTACTTTCGGAAGGCGACATAAAAGAGAACGTGCTTGCAATGATTCTCGATACGTGCCAGTCGGTTCTTTATAAAGGAATCTATGGCAAGATATCCGTGGCGACTGACAAGGTAAAAGAAAACGCCATTGCCATACTTAATACTCAAAACTGTATTTCATTCAGCAACAAAAAAGACATGAGCCGCACGACAGACGGCATAAAAATCAACTATACCAATGCTGACGCGGATTATGTTTCCGATACATACCTTGTCATGCGCGATGGTGTAACGCGTTCGTCTAACTCTATTCTGCGCGAGATGACCGTTACTGGGATCGAGGAATATAACCATATCGTAAAGTACGGGCGACGGCTTCTTGCTATCGAACAACTTCGCCCAAAGACAGCGACGGCAAAGGTTGGAAAAGAAGGCATCTATTATACGCCGTTAGGGAAATTGCTTGTTCAACATCCATCACTAAAAATCGGATTGGGATCAGCGGAAATAAAATCAGTTATTGTCGGCGGGTCAAACATTATCGGCCTTCAATTGTACGAGCCGATCCAATATGACAGCGCGGTGCTAGACGGGTTCGGTGTTGTCATTCAGGCGGTAGGTGATGATTACTGTACACCGGTATCTGCAGCATACACTGGGGTAGAAAACGGATACGTAGACGAAATATTATTTGTTACGCCGATTGCTCTGTCAGCAACCGCGATACCTCATGCGGGTGACGTGCTTTCGTATGGATATCTTGATTCAGGTGCGTTCAACACAATAACATCGCCGATGATAATCACCGGAATTGAGCCGACTGATGAAGGATTTACGCTTACACTCGTTGATTACAACGAATCAATTTATACAACCGGAACAATTCCCGACTATGCGCCGAATATTACAAATAGAAAATCACCGATCTCTGTTCCGGCAGAAATACCACCCGCCTCAAAAGACGAACTTGCTGATGCAATCGTGGTAATTAACGAAGGAACTCCGGAAATTATACCCGCGGACGTGTCGTCAGTAAGTGCAGTTGCATCGCAAGATATCATAAAATGTACAGCCGCATGGGCGGGATCTGGAATAGGAAACGCTCTCACCGGGTTTATTTTCTCCATATCGAAAAACAGCGGAACGAGTTGGACAGACTACAATGCAACCTCGAATGTATTTGACTACCAATTTAATCGCGACACAGACGGATACCCTACAGCTGTTGCATTAGGATCATGGCGAGTACGTGCGAAAGCCGTCAACGCTTACGGTTATGTATCAGCAAACTACAGCCCTAGCGAAGCAGGACAAGCGGTAAGCACAACCACGTATGTTGGATGGACTCCCGGAACGCCAACGATTAGCACGCGCGCGAGCGGACGCGGAATCTCTATCGGGTGGGGTAACGCATCAACGTGGTACGGAATGGGAGACGCCCAGCTTCAAATCGCGAAAGGTTATACTGTTGTTTCGAGTGCGCCAGCCCTCATAACAAACCTCGCCACGCTCGTAGCATATGCGCCTGCTGTTGGGCTTAACCCGCGATTGAGTTACGACAACTACCGCGAGGGAGCGATCAACGGATATCTGTCACGCGGTGGATCAGTCTTTTCTATAGCCGTTCCTCTTTACGGGCAGAATGAAACGCCACAGGTAGTCTTTGATACTCCGTATTATGTTCGCGCACGATCGACGACAAAAGTCCCTACGACAGCTAGCCCGGACGCATTACTAGAAAGTAGTTGGTCAGAGTGGCAACTTGTATATGGGCAAGGAACTACCGCACAGGAAGTTGTCGCTAACGCGATTCAAAACGGGCACGTAGCAGATAGCGCTATAACCGCAAACAAGATATACGTCGAAATGCTTTCCGCGATCAATGCTAATCTCGGAGTTATAACAGACGGTGCCATGGTTGGAAGCGAAACGAACTATTGGGCGCTATCACGTGTATACGATACTGATGGGATAACCGTCCTTTATTACGAAGGTGCCATGCGCGTAGGCGGTGATGATCAGTATCTTAAGGTTACGCCGGTAGTCGTAGGCGGCGTGGTAACAAGTTATACAATAGACTTCAAAGTAGGAACGTTCACCGTCACGGCGACAGGGTCTACGATCAATGGTGATTTTATAGTTAAGTCTATCGACGGATCGAATACATGGGCAACCATTGATAAAACCACCGGCGCGTTCACGATTCTTGAACCTTCGATAACCAGCAATTCAAATCAAGTGGCGACCACGAAGTTTGTCAAAGACGTTGCGCGCCCTCTCTCCGATCGCTCCCGCGTCATGCATATCAATGGCGACGGTGTGCCGATATTTCCTGATAACGTGGCGGGAAGAACGTATTGGCAGGACGATTGGGCGACGACTGATGGATGGGTTGCGGCTAATTGTAACTT